GTTTCTTCTTCCAACTGCTTACGTAGTGCATTAGCAGTTTCTTCTGCATTTGGGGAAGAGGAATCATTAGTCGCAGATACTTTTATATCTTTCGAATCAGATAGTCCAAAATAGTTCTTACCCATGAAGATATAAGTTACTGGGTTTACTTTACCATCAACTGCACCATTTTCTAATGACATGTGGCATAAATCGATAAAATTTTTCACGGAGTAGGAAAAGGGCGACCTCGGATCGTTTGCATGTGCATATAAAGTATCTCTACTACAACCCAACCAAGTAGCTAGTCCCATTACAGTAGGAATAGTCGTTGTCCTATAACACAAATCTAAAAACCCACTAATATCACTATTAAGTTGCTCAACACTCTTAAAAGCAGGAGGTCTACCACCAACACCAAACAATCTATCAGTCATAGCCTTATTAAACTCTTTAACTCTAGGTTGAGCCATATACTCTTTTCTACCCTCATTAACTGCTGCATTTCTAGCTTTACTTTCTACTAATTCACCCATAGAACACAACTCCATTTCTAAAACTAATTATAACACAATAATAACATATAAGTCAATAATAAACATGAGTTCCCTCAATTTTTTAAAAAGAGAACTAAAAGAGAACTAAAAAGGGAACTAATATCAATACAATAATTTCTTTATATATCAATACTTTTAATAAAATAAATATAAAATAATAATATATAGTTCCCCAAGTTCCCTCAAAATAAATACGCGCGTGTAAGAGTTTTAAAAAATTAAAATAAAAAATTTTTTTCTCTTACGCGTATACCTTTTTCGCAGAAAAGGGAACTCGGCATTTTAGGGGGGTTTTCGTTGAAAAATAAGGGAAAACTTAGTTCCCTTTTGATTCCTCAAAAAAAGGGAACTCGACCTATTTTTGTAAAATAATTTTATATTGACACTTTTTTAGAGAAAATTAATGAAAAACTATTGCATAAAATAATTTTATATGTTATTGTTGAATTACAAGTTAGGAAGATGAGGTGATTTTAAAAATGTATAGATTTAAGAAAGACAGATATAGAGAATTGTTGGGTGATAAGACGGTTGTATGGTTATCGAAGCAACTTGATTATACAGTACCAATGTTATATAACATATTTAATAATAATATAGATTGTCGTAAAATAGTCGCTCTTGCGATTGTTAAGACAATGAATAGTGATTATAAAATAGAAGATTTCTTTGATTATATAGAAAGGGAATAGAATATTATGGATAAGGTAAGAGAATTAGAAAGTTTAATTGAAAAGGCTAGTGAGTATGGTGATATTTGTAATGAAAACATAATTGAAGAAATTTATAATTGTAGTCCTATTGATAAAAGTCGCTTATTAGTTCTTGCACGTGATAAGGTTGCGAGTATGGATAAGAGTTATAAGAAGTCTTTTGATTCATTATTAAGAGATTATGATAATGTTAAGAAGATCAATAGTTTTTATCATACATGTAATACGAGTGAGTTGGGTATTCCGAAAGAGTATGACGTTATTGAAGAATTGAATACTGGTGAGTTTATTTTAAATGTATTGGGTATTCATAATAAAGATAATGTTTTGATTTGTCCTACACCGATAATACCTTTATATTTATATCGTAAGAATGTTGATAATGTTGAAAAAGTTAGAGTTTTATATCGTAAGGAAGATAAATGGATGACATTAGACATTGATAGGTTGACGATTTCGAACCAAGGGAAGATTATTGATCTTGCGAATCATGGTATTAGTGTTAATAGTGGTAATGCTTTAAATATGGTTAAGTATTTTAATACGATTTTTGATAATAATGTTGAGAATATCGTTGTTCGTGATAGTGTCGCAAGACTTGGTTGGGTTGATGGTAATTCACATTTTATTCCTTATAATAGTCGTGATTATGATTTTGTTTTAAGTGTTAATGATAAGGCGCTTGATGGTACAAAGCAGACTTATGATGCGATTTCGGAAAAAGGTGATTATGATACTTGGTTTGAGTGTATGCAGAAGATGCGTACGAACATCCCTACAAGACTTGCTTTTGCGGCGAGTGCAGTTTCGCCACTTTTGACAATATTAGGCTCACCATGTTTTGTTACTATGTTATATGGTAAGACTGGTACAGGAAAGACGTTAAGTTGTCGTTGTGCAATGAGTATGTGGGGGGATCCTAATGTATTGTCAATGAGAGCAGATTCGACAACTGCATCGATAGTTAGAAAATGTTTATTCTTTAATAATTTACCTTTATTCGTTGACGAGTTTCAATTATTAAAGAAAGATAATAGTCAAGAGTTCTTAATGAGTGTTACAGAGGGTATTCAAAGAACACGTGCGACAATGGATAGTTCCAACAACTTTACAAGCTCTGGTATTTGGAAGAATTGTACTTTAATTACAGGTGAACACCAATGTACAACAGATAATAATATTGGTGGTGGTGCTATCAATAGAATTATCGAGTTAAGAATTGATGACATGGTTGCAGACGAAATGGACTTACAAGATATTTATTATAAGATAGACGAGAATTACGGCTTTCTTGGTAAGAAGTTAATTGCATTGTATTGTGATAAAGATTTTCGTGAGAAAGTTAAAAAGAGATTTAAAGAAATACAAGATAATTGGAGAGAAAAGTTGCATACTGCGAGTAAGCAGTTAATTGCTATATCTTGTTTGGCACTTGGTGATGAAATTTTAAGAGATAATTTTTTTCATGACGAAAAAGAAATTAGCGTTAATGACGTTGAGCAGTTTGTCGCTAGTATGGAAGATATTTCTTACTCTGAAAGACTTTATAGAGATGTATGCGATTTAATAGTTGCTAACCCCGGTAAATTTATTAGAATTAATCAGGCAGACGGTAGTGTTTCTCCCGGTGGTAATGAGATATTCGGTTGGTTTGATCCTTTAAAACCTAATGTATATTATATAATTCCTAAAATGTTAAAGTCGCAGTTGGCAAGACTTGATAATAGTACATTAGAAGATTGGAAACATAAAGGTTATATAGATTGTACTTATGATAAAGATGGTAAGTTAGTCAAGTATGTTAAGAGAATTTCGGTTAATAATAAAAAACCTTATGTATATGCTTTTCATACAGATTTAGATAATGAGATAAAGAAAGAGGAGAGTGATTTAGAATGATTAAATGTAAGATTTTTGAAAGTAATAATAGTATGAATTTAGAGAAAGCGATTAATAAATTTTTAGAGGAAGAGGGTTTGCATATAAATATTGTTGACATAAGATATTCATGTTTTAATGAAGAACAAGAACCTACATGTAATGTTTATAGTGTGATTATATTGTATATATAGAGGTACGTAATATGGATGAAGTAGATTTTTATTTAATAGATTTAAAATCAAAGTTCGATAAGATTAAGCCGAATACATATTATTTAAGTTATTCTGGTGGTAAAGATAGTCATTTCCTATATTGGTTTATAAAAGAATACTTAAAAAGAGATGACATAAAAATAGTCGGTATCAATACATATATGGAACACCATGAGATATTAAAAAGAATATATGAAAATAGTGATATAGTGTTGTACCCTAAAATAAAACCCATGGAGATAAAAGAAAAGTATGGAATACCTTGCTTTAGTAAGGAACAAGATTTCTATATTTATTACTATCAAAACTCTTTAAGAAAAGGTAAAGAACCTAGCAAGACAATACAACAGAAGATAGATGGTACTTACGATAAAGGTTTTAGTGGTATTTCAAAGAAAGCTAGAGAGTATGTTAAGAGTGGCAATGCTCATAAAATCACTCATAAATGTTGTTATTATTTAAAGAAAGAACCAGCAAGAAGATTTGAGAAAGAAAGTGGCTTGAAACCAATATTAGGCATAAGAAGTGGCGAAAGTGCTTTGAGAAAGCAACAATATAAATCTTGCTTTACTAAAGATAAGAAATTTACACCAATACACGATTTATCAGATGAATTATTAGAAAAGATTATAAAGAAATATAACATAGAAGTACCAGAAGTTTATGAACATATTTCACGTACAGGTTGTATGGGTTGTCCTTATGGTAGTTGGAAAGGCGAAACACAAAAAGAACTACAACTTATCAATGAAAATCAAAAACGATTCGTATGCGAGTATTTTAAAGAAAGTTATAAAGTATTAGGAATTGAGGTGGAATAATGACAGAAGAAGAATTAAGAGAAACATTAGACAAGATAAAAAAGATAATAGAAAACGAGAAAGTATCAGGAATAGAAGCAAAGTTAATGATTAAAGATATATTAGAGGAGATAGAATGACATATATAAAAAGCCCTATCTTTTATATGGGTAATAAATATAGGTTATTACCCCAGTTAATACCTTTGTTTCCAGCGAGAATAAATACTTTCTACGACTTGTTTGGTGGTAGCGGTTGCATGAGTGCCAATGTTAAGGCGGAGAAGATAGTTTATAATGAGATTAATGAAAATATAGTCGAATTATATAAGTTGTTCTTAAAGTATAGTCCAGAAGAGATAGATAGAAGAATAAAAGAATATATAAAAGAGTATGGCTTGAATATAGAGGGAACTGATGTTAGACAAAACAATCCAGATATAAAAGAAATAAGAGATTATTATAATAAGAAATATGTAGCATTTAGAAAAGCATATAATGAATCTGAAAGAGATTATTTAATGCTATATACTTTGACTTTTTATAGTTTTAGTAACTTAATAAGGTTTAATAGTAAGAGTGATTTTAATATGCCATTTGGTAATCAATGTTATCATGAAAGAAACTATGACACTATAAAAGAATGGTGTGCCTTTATGAAAGACAATGATATTGAAGTTATGCAAGAAAACGCTTTCGACATATTACAAGATACGATATTTAATAAAGATGACTTCATATATCTTGATCCACCTTACCATAATACAACCGCTATATATAATGAAAAACGAGCATTTGGTGGTTGGTCAACAGAAGATGATTACAGATTATTTGAGATATTAGAAAAGCTAGATAAATGTGGTATTAAATGGGGTTTATCAAACGTATTTAAGAATAAAGATTATACAAACGAGCATTTAATCGAATGGTGTGAAAAGAATAAGTGGAATGTAATACATATAGATTATTCTTATTATTGTTTAGGAAAAGGAAATGCAAACTCTGACGAAGTATATATTTGTAATTATAATACTTTTGAAGATTTGAGTTAGGAGTTGGTCAAATGATTAATCTTTATAATGAAAATTGTTTAGATACTTTAAAAACAATACCAAATGAAAGTATCGATCTTATTGTTACGGATCCACCATACAAAATTACCTCTAGGGGTTCTAGTGGTACAATGGGTGGCTATTGGAAAAGTGATATTGCTAAAAAAGGTCAAATCTTTAAAAATAATAATATATCATGTAAAGAATACTTACCGGAATTTTATAGAATATTAAAAGAAAAGACTATATGTTATGTAATGTGTAATAACACTAATTTACAAGAAATGATAAATGTAGGTATTGAATGTGGCTTTTCATTTGTAAAATGTCTTATTTGGGAAAAAGGTAATAAGATATGCGGTAGATATTATATGAATTGTTTTGAATATATCATTTTATTTAGAAAAGGTGGAGATAGAACTATAAATTATTGTGGTACGCCTGATATTTTAAAAGTTCCTATTAAGAAATTAAAAGGTGAAGATGGTAAAAACTTACATGATACTGAAAAACCAGTTGAGCTTATGGAAATATTAGTAAAAAATAGTTCTAATGAAAATGAGATAGTTCTTGATTCTTTTATGGGAATTGGTTCTACTGGCGTAGCTTGTAAGAATTTGAAAAGACAATTCATAGGTGTAGAAATAGATGAAAAATACTTTAATATCGCTAGGAATAGAATAGTTGGTATCGACTTGTCAGATTTAGATTAAAAATTTTTAATTTATGTATTGACTTATATGTTTTAATATGATATTATGTATTTAGTTAAGAGATAACTTGACTAGAAAGTAGGGATAGAATGAATAATTTATGTATAGCGATTTCAAATTATAAAAGTCATATAAAAGTTCTTTATATAGAATATATAGACGATCGCAATAATGGTAAACAAACAAAAATATGGTATATCAAAAACCATAAAGCAAATGATAATACTGTTATATTTGCAGGTTGGTTATCTTTAGAAGAGATAAGAGATAATCTTTATGAGTTTCTTGATAGAGATTCAATAGAAATATAAGAAAGTAGGGATAGAATGAGAGATAATTTAAAAGAAATGGAACAATATCCAATAGAAAGAGATAAATTTTGTGAGATATTTCGTAAAATTGACCATGATTTTTATGATGAACTTTACGATACTACCACAGAATCTTTCAAATGTTGGAGATATAATGATGAGTATTATATTTTACATTTAAGTAGTGGTACTTTAATAAATTGGTATAAACATTTAGGAAGATGTAATACTTGTAATAAAGATTTGTCTATCGAAGAATATAAATATATAGCTGATTTATTATATGATGAATTAAAAGAAGAAGTTGGTGGTAGACGATGAAATTATTTATGGCGCGTGTTGGTGGTATACAATACAGAAAGATAGGTGATGACAAGTATAAACTTCTTAAACCTATTTATTTATTACCTACAAAAAAGACCTTATCGAAAGAAGAATTAGAATCTATATACAGAATTTTTGATACAGGTTTTTATATTAAAGACGAAAAAGAGTTGAAGGTGATAAAATGAGATTATGGCACTATAAATTAATTCCTGTCTTGCCTAACAAAATGCTGGTAGCTCAATGGCGAGAGTGTATCGCAATTAAAAGACAATGGGAAAAAGGTACATTAAAACATAGACTTGTAAGTTATGTTATGGATCATAGTAAAAATATGTTTTATCAATATGTTGAAAGAGTATTTCATGAAATGGATAAACGAAATATTAAATATCAAAGGAAATATGTTAAAGAATTTGTTAAGTTTTGTAAAGACACCGAATGGTTTGGTTTGGCATATAGTGTGGTTTATCCGGAACACAATGATAGATACCTAACCCAATGTTATTTTAACTTACAAGAAAAATATGATAGAGGAATTGTTACGAAAGAAGAATGGGATAAAGTAAAGAAAGCTAATCTTTTAGAAGATGTAAGTGTACTAGATTTATATTATTGAATGGTTGTGGTAATTGCGATGAATAATTTTGTTTCAAAACATTATGAAAATTTTATAAAAGAAAAGGGGTACATACCAGATATGTTTAACCCATATAATGAAAGCGAAATAACTGATGTTTCACAGTCATTGACAACTTGTTGTGGTAGTACAACAAGCACCTCGAGTATATTAATAAAGGAAGATAATATGTATAGTGAATATTCGATAAAAAAGATAAAAAATAATATAGTCAATGATGATTATGTTGGTGCTATAACAAGTAGTGCAATGCAGTCTTTTAACCACGATAATTGTCATTTGGTAGTGGAGGACAATAATATGATTATAAACCCTTTAAAAGATAAAACACCTTATGGTTGGCATTTTGAACAAAATGTTTATGATGTTAATGGAGAAACAAGAAGTTTAAAAGCTAGTCAAGGTTCTGGAAATATATTAAAAATAATAGAGGAGAATGAAATGGAAAAAGATATAAATGTGATAGGAAATTATAGTCCAAGCGGTCATAATGCAAGTAGAATTGTTGATAGTAATGGTTTATCGCCAACAGTTATGGAAAATCATGGTACTATAACAGCTACAAATGATAATTTAAGAATAAGAAAGCTCACAACAAAAGAATGTTTTAGACTTATGGGTGTTAAAGATGAAGATAGTAAAAATTTAGAGCATTTAAGTAATGCAACAAAGTATCATCTCGCAGGTGATTCAATAGTCGTAAATGTTTTACAAGCAATTTTCAAATCTATATTAATCGACCACCCTGTGGTGGATCAAAAACCCATACGTCTAATCGAGCTTTTCGGCGGCTATGGTAGCCAGTCATTGAGTTTGAAGTACTTAAATATACCATTTGAGCATTGGAAATTATGTGAGTGGGCAATTCATTCCATAGATGCTTATAAAAGTATTCATTTTCCAAATGATAATCAAGATTATAGTGAGATATGGGACAAAGAAGATTTGATAGAATATTTATATAATAAAGGTATTTCTAGTAATTGGAATGAACCTATGAAATTAAATTCTATAAAAAGAAAGTCAGAAGATGAATTACGAAAGATATTTAATAATTGTAAGGCAACTAACAATTTAATAAATATACAACAAGTCCATGCTAAAGATTTAGAAATTAAAGATAGAGAGTTATATAACTACATTGTTACATATAGCTTCCCATGTCAGGATCTTTCACTTGCCGGCAAAGGTGCTGGAATGGAAAAAGGTAGTGGTACTCGTTCTGGTATGTTATGGGAAGTTGAAAGAATACTTGAAGAGTGCGAAGATAATCTCCCACAAATACTTTTAATGGAGAATGTTCCGCAAGTGGTAGGAAAGAAAAATAAAGAGCATTTCGACAAATGGGTAGAGTTTTTAGAGAACAAAGGTTATACAAATAAATGGTGTATGTTAAATGCTAAAGAAGTAGGCTACCCAGAGCCTATACCACAAAATAGAAATCGTTGTTTTATGGTAAGTGTTCTTGATCCTAAACAAGAAATAATATTTCCAGATATTGTAGAAAGAAAACTAGTTTTAAAAGATTTATTAGAGAATAATGTAGACGAGAAATATTATTTAAGCGATGCTCAAATAAATGCAGTCAAGACTTGGAATGCTTACGAAAAGCCACTTGAAAATATGGAAAAGACAAATAATAACCAGTATAGTCCAACACTAACAACTAGAAGTGGTGCTTATGCTGCTGGAATGATACTTGTTAAAAACGCAACAAAACAAGGTTATTTAGAAGCAACTGATGGCGATGGTGTAGATATATCAAGCCGTATGGAATATCATAGAGGAACTGTGCAAAAAGAAAGTACACAAACTATTACTACTAAAGGCGGTAACGATATAGGTGTTGTAATAAAAGAAGAAAAGTGGTCTGATTTAGATTAAAAAGAGGTGTAGGAATAATGAGAGAAAAACATATTTTAAAAATTGAGAAAACAAAACAAGCTATTGAAAATACCAATAGCAAACAAAGAAAACATGAATTAATAAGACATTTAAGAAAACTACAAAAAGATTTAAAAATATATGATTCTTATAGGAGGTGTTAAAATGGAAAAGTTATGGAAGATACTATTAATCATAGCTATTATTATGATAGTACTATCGATATTAGTACAAGTAATAGGTATGTTAATAGACCACGAGTGCTATCAACTAGAACCAAATGAATTTTACCAAAATAGTATATGTGAAAGATATTGGGGTGATAGATAATGAATGGAGAAGAGTTTGAAGAAGAATTATATAGAGAAAACCTTTACTTTGTATATGAAGATAAATGTAAGGAATTAGAGAAAGAACTAGAGAACCTAAAGAAGATAGAGAAAGAACACCAACGTATCAATGGTGAGTTAAGAGAAGAAAATAAAAAATTAAATGATAAAATCAATAGTATTTTTAGTAACTTTGAGCAATTTATCAATTCATATAAAAACGATAATCTTGACAATTTTTTTATAGGTTTAAGATTATCAGAAATTATTGAATTTTATAATGATCTAAAGGAAGTGATAAAGAGTGAGTGAAGATGTAAGACCTTTTGAAGAATACAAAGAAATGATAAAAGATATGAGAAAAGAAGAAATGATAAAAGGTTTATATGATTTATCAAAAAATATAACTGAAAAAGAAAAAGAAATAGAAAGACTAAATAAACAAATAGAAGAATATCAAAAAGCATTAGATGAAACTACAAGTGAAAAAATAGATTTGGAAAAAGAGAACAACTTATTAAAACGAATAATAGGTAATGATAAAAAATATTCCTATGGAATTAGAATGGGAAGTGATAAAGAGTGAAAGAAAAAATAATGAGTTATATAGAAACATTAGAAGCAAAAGCATATCAAAGTGATGATTATTTTAAACAAAGGAATGAATTGTATATAGAAAATCAAAATAAAAACAAAGAAATAGAAAGACTAAATAATATCATAAATGAGTTAGAAAAAGAACTAAACAAAGATTTTAATACTTATATGACTGGAAATAGACAAAATGGAAAGATATATAAAGCAGGTGCAAACAATTATAGAATGCACATTTATTTAAGACTTAAAGAACTAAAAGGAAGTGATAAAGAATAATGTACGAATTATGGGCAAGAAAAAGACCGGTAGATGGTAGGGGTTATCCATACGAGTTTATATTTAACTTTGATAATGAAGAATACAAATATACTGCATTAGATACACTAGATAGAAATATATATCAAGAAGCTATGATAGTAAAAGAAAATAGTTGTGTTATGTATGTAGAGTGGGAAAAACCATTTGTAAAAAGGATGGTGAAAAATGTACGAACTATTAATAAAACTAAATAATGAATTAGACTACAAGAAATACACCATAGAAGATTTAGAAGAAATAAAAGAAATATTAAAAGATTTGCAAACACAAGAGGTAAGATTAAAAAGAATGGAGGACAAAGATCAATGGAATCAAAAGAAAAAGAAATAATAGAAAGAGTAAAACAATATATCCATAACACTGCGTTGACAAGTTATTTGTTAAGAGATTTCTTAACAAGAGGTCCGATGCCTATGGATAAATCAGAATTAGGTAAACAGTTATTACGTTTGTTGGAGGATGAAAATGAAGATAAAAAGGAAGAGGAGTCTAGCAACGAAGATTAAACTACTTTTTGTAAAAGCTAAATATACTGACAAAAGTAAGCCTGTCTATCATAAATTTAAAATACTCGATGGTAAGATATATGTTCTTAAAAAATACATAGATAAGAAAAGAGCTATTACCTGGAATGAGTGGAAAAAATAAAAAGTATAAATATAGTTATGATGTCCTAAACAATAAATACGAGGAATCTAAAGAAAAATATAGAAAAGCAACAGACGAGATAAAGTTTTATAAGTATTGGGTTGATAACTATAAACAAATGATATTAGAACTACAAGAAGAAATAAAACAACATAAGAAAACTATAAATAAAAAGAACAAAAAACTAAAGGAACAAGACTTATTAATAGGTTTACTTTACGATAAATTACTAGAATTGAAAAAAAGTTAAATTTTTTTCAATTTTATATTGACTTATATGTTTTAATATGATATATTATATTCAAGTAAGGGAGATAACCTTACTTGGAAAGAGGGATAAAATGAAAAAGAAAACGTGGGTGAGGTTGAAGAAATTATTAAATAGAATGTTAGTGGTTTTGGAAAGCAAATTTTTCGAAGAAACATATAAGGAATTATATGAAAAACAAAATTTATTATTAGACCAAAATGCACTAACGATTACTAAACAACGTAAAACTATCGCAAAACTTACAGTAAGAAATGAAGTATTGGAGATTATGTATAATGCCTTACAAGAAAAAGAAAGTTGATTTAGGCAACATACAATGTCCTGACTGCAAATATCAAAATCATGTTAGGAATGTAAAAATATATGGAACTTGTAAGTTATGTGGTAAGACGTTAGATAGTAAAGCAAAATTTGAATACGAAATGTATTGTAGATTAAGATTATGGAGAAAAAAGAAAGGTGGAAATAAAAATGAAAAACTTAAATAAAAAAGATTTAGAAAAATTAGTAAAATTATATGAGGAAGAAAGAGAACACTTTACATGGTTAATCACTTTCGAGGAGTTCGTTAAAGATTATGTTGTAAAATGCGAACATTGTGGAGAATATTTTGTAACAGATATGGGTGCTACAATGTGTGAAGAATGTTTAGAATATTTTGAAGAAGAAAATAAAGAAGTAGAAAATGATCCTGACTGGGTTTATTTTGAAGAAAACAAAGACCATTTTGTATATGGTATGTAGAAGAGGAGTAATGAGATAATGGAAAACAATAATAAAGAAACTTTATTTTTAGCAAAGTTAGAATTAATGATTAGTAAAATGGATGAATTAGATAGTATATCAAATGATATTACAACACTATTAGAAGAATTACCAAAGTTACAACAAAATATTGATTATGAGTTAAGTGATTATTACCATAAAATGGAAGAACCAGATACAACTGATATTGAGTTCGTAAACATTGGTAAGAAAATTCAAGAATGTAGACGTATAAGAAACGACCTTAATTGTCTATATAATTTAAAGAAAGCCTATGACGAAAATAAAAACAAGTTGTTCTGGTCGCCATCACATAATAGAGAAGAGTTTAGGAAAAGTATTAAATATGCTAGAAAATATTTACATGAAGATTATAAATATAGAGTACTTACAGAAGAAGATATGAAGAGTTTTAAAAAGCAACCTAAAGAAAAAGTTATTACTATCAAAAAAGGTAAGATTACTAAAGAACAACTAGAGGAATGTTTGGCTAGTGGTATGAGAAATAAAGATATAGCTAAAGCATTTGGTGTTGACGATAGTTACATAAGCAAATTAAAAGCTGCCTATGGTTTAGGTACAAGATCATATAGAAAGAGAGGTTAATATATGGGAGAAGTACTATTAGTATTTGGTGTAGAACTATTATATGGAATATTTTGTATATGGGGTGGAATATATCTAAAAACAATGTTAGATAGTGATAGAAATAAAAAGTATGGAGGTAAATCAAATGAAAAACGAAATAATTTTAAAAAAATATGATATTGACTATTCTTTTATAATAAGTCATTACCTAGATCCCCAATTATGGGATAGACAATGGACTTTATTCGTGTATAAAGATACAAAAGTAACATTAAATTTAGAAAGCATACGTTGTAGAAAGCCAATAAATATTGACTTTAGAATAACTGTTGAAACACATGGTAAGAGAGATTCGAATACTATTTCTTATGACTTATCAAATGGTAATTTAACAGTATTACAAAAGCAAATTAATGGTTGTATTAGAACAGGTATTGATTATTGTGAAAAATGGACTATTGAAGAAGAAGATGGTTATAGAGAATTAAGCTATGCTATTAATGAAGAGCGAGATAGATTAAGAACAATAGCAGAAGAATATTTAGATGAAAATGGTATTACATTAGATGACGTTAGAGAGGCTTATATTGATAGATATATCTCTGATAACGCAAAAGGTTATACATATAGAGATAACTATACATTAGGTAGAAAATATATACCATTCTCTGATTTATGGTTAGTGTTTGCTAAAATAACAGAAAATGAAGATTTATACAACACTATTGTAGATAAAATAAGAGGTTCTGCTGATTTCGATAACATAGTAAATGAAATGAACGAGTTTATAGAAGAGATGAACGTAGAAAGTGATTCTGACGAATACGAAGAATATATGGATAATATGAGAGATAACTTGGTAGGTGTTTAATATGGGTAAATGGGAATTTTTAAAAGAAAATTATATAGATAAGGGTTTAAAGATATTCCCTATTGTTCCAAATGGTAAAACACCTATGATAGAAAGATGGCAAGAAGAATGTTCTAGCGATTATTTCCAAGTTTTATATTGGTACGAGCAATGTCCTGAATGTAATTGGGCATTGCCTTGTACCCAAAACGATATATTTGTACTTGATTTAGATAGACATGATCCTGAAAAAGATGGTGTTGATAACTTTGGTAAATTGGTTGATAAATTATTAACAGACGATGAGTATGACGAGTTTGCAACATGTGAGCAAGTTACACCTAGTGGTGGTAATCATATTATATTTAAAACAGATGAAGAGTTAAAAAATGTTTCCAATGCGGCTAATGTATTTAAAGATTACCAAGGTATTGATATACGTACTGATGGTTATATTTTAGTAGCACCTAGTGAAATAAATGGTAAAAAATATGGTTATGCAACTATTGGTAATTGTGATCCACAACCAATGCCTAGAAAAATTAAAAAGTACATACTTGAAAATGCAAGTCTAAAGAGTGATTCGAATAAAGAACCATATAAAAAACCAACTTCTGTTGAGGTTGGCGATAGAGATAATCAACTATTTCTATATATAAATGATATTTATTATAAAACAAGATTAGACTATGACGAAATATTATGTCTAGCTCTTAACTTTAATGAAACAATACTTGAAAAACCTTTTCCAACAAAAACGGTGGAATATAAGGTTAAGAAAGCATTTCAAAAACCAAGAGATAAAATGATTTTTATAAATCTTGGAGAATAAAAAAAATTCCTACGAAATATCGTAGGAATAATGAGATAATTTGTGTAGATTGATAATCAATCTAAACACACATTAATTATATCATTAGGATAGAATAGTGTCAAAAAGTTAAAATAATTATTGACTAATATATTATAATATGATATATTATATTCAAGAGAGGAGAGATTAAAATGAATACAGAATATTATGAAATAATGCTAAATGAAATGAGAACTAGAGAGTTTTCGATTAGACAATTTGCTAAATTCATAGGAATTGGTTATGCGTCATTAATAGAGTTCTTCGATAAGAACAGACCATTTAGACCATTAAGTAATAGAACAATGGCTAAAGTGCATAATCAAGTTGGTATTCCTTATGACATTATGGAGGAATATAACAAAACAATTTTAGAAGAAAGGGAGAAGTAATATGTACAAGTGCTATTTTAAGAATTTAGAAAAAGACTATACATTTTCAAAGGTTTTCGATAGTCCATATCTAATGAATAAATTTCTTACAAAAGTAAGATATAGCAAAAGATTAAAACTTGTTGGTAAGGTTAAATTGAATGGGTTTTAAACAATACCAAGTAGGAAAATCTTTTGAGCAAGAGATATTAAACTACTATGCTAGTAAAGGTTATTGGTCATATAAATTCCCAACAGAATTTGGTGGTACAATATGCGACATAATAGTTGCTCGTGGTGGAAGTTGTCTTTTTATTGAAGCAAAACATACAACAGGTGCTAAACTTTACTATAAAGGTAGCGGAATTTATAAAAAAAGAGATGAGTTAGACAACTTTGTTAAGAAATACAACTGTAATATTTATATCATGATAGATAGTGATAGATTAGGTTGTTATTGGACTACGTGGGTAAGATCAAAAGAAACATTTGAAGAGCAAGGTTATTTAGATTTAGAAAAAGATTGTTTTAAAGCAGATTTGGAGGTGAGATAATGGTACCAGATTTTATTGAAGAACCAACGACATTATCATTTAGCTTTAAATTAAAAGATGGAGAATGGGAAGAGATATGTTCTAATATTGGTGCAGCACCAGTAGTATCATATTCTGATGATGCAGTAGATGCTTTTAGCTATGGTATATGGGGCGTTAAAAATATGAAAAAAGAGGAGGAAAAAGATATGAATAAAGTATTAAAATTATGGAATGAGAGAAAGGTAGAAGAAATCGAATTAAAATATAATGATTTAATAAATGAATATATTGAAAAACATTATGAAACTAGAAAAAAATATAAAGACTTAATTGAAAAATTTGAAAAAGATTTAGAAACTTTATATAAAGAAGAAATTGAAAATAAAGAAAGTGAAAGTTCTATCTTAAAAGAAAACAATACTTGTAATGTATATAAGTATGTTGTTTACGAAGATAAATTAAGAAATGAAGCATACAAAAAATATAGAGAAGATAAAATTAAAGAGTCAGATGAACAAGTTGATAAATGTAATGAAATCGATGCTTTACTTTCTATGTCAGAAGATTTAGAGTACCAACAAAATGTTTTAATCGAATACGGAATTATTGATAAAAAGACAAAGAGAATGGTGTAATATGTTGAAAAATATTAAGCCAAACTCTGATAGATGGTTAGATTTAAAAGATTTACCAAACGAAGAGTGGCGAGATATAAAAGACTTCGAGGGTTTATATCGGATAAGCAATTATGGTAGGGTTAAGAGTTTAGAAAGATATAGAAAATCATATAGTAAACCAGTATATGTCCCGGAAAAAATAAGAAGAAATGGTTATGATAAAAATGGTTATCAAATATTACCGCTAAATAAAAATTCAAAAAAATATGTAAGGAAAATACATAGACTGGTTGCGGAGGCTTTCATACCTAACCCAGAAAATAAACCTTGCGTGGATCATATAAATTGTCAAGTCGATGATAATAGAGTTGAAAATCTCCGTTGGGCGACTATTGTTGAAAATAATAAATATTGCTACGATGCAGGGCGAGTATTCGACATTAATGCTTATATGGAAAAGGTGAGAAAGGGTTTGATTAAATGAAAATAACATTAAGCAATATTATAAAAATAGAAGATGCAACTAAAGATATTGAGAACTACTGCAAACGAGAGTTGACATTTAATAACCCCGATTATATTAAGAAAGTAAGAATGGGTTTTTCTGTATATAGAACACCAAGAACAATAAAGCTATATGATTATTACAATGGTAACATTTATTTGCCAGTAGGTTGTTTCGAAGATATATGGTCAATACATCCTGTAAAAAAAGACTATGTTGATTACACTATAACTAATAACACCGAGATAAAATCTAATATAGTACTACGTGATTATCAAAAACCCTGTACTGACGCACTTAAAAAGTATGTCAACGGAATCTTTGTACTACCACCGGGACTTGGTAAAACACAGATAGGTTTAGAGTGTGCCGCTACATTAAAGCAAAAAACATTATGGATGACACATACTAAAGAATTACTAAACCAAGCTAAAGAACGTTGCGAAGATAATCTTATATGTAAAACAAGTGTAATAACTGATGGGAAGTGCGATTTGTCTGGTGATATAGTGTTTGCAACAGTACAAACTCTAGTAAACATTATAGAAAAACGTAAGGTAAAACAAAATGAGTTTGGACTTGTGATAGTTGACGAGGTACACCATTTAAGCACTAATGCCGAAAGTGTTAAAATGTTTGAGAAATGTGTTAACTATTTCAATTCAAGATATAAACTAGGACTCACTGCAACACTACATAGAGCTGATGGTTTAGAAAATACAACAGTCAAGATTTTAGGTAATGTTATATATGAGGTTAAGAAGAGTGAAGATAAGAAATTCTTAATAGGTTATTATGAGGATCAAGAGATAATCAGATTACCTATCGAGCAGTTTCAAGTACCAGCTCAAATACACATGCTAGAAACAAGCTATAAAGTAGCAGATAAGGACGTTTATGATACAAGTGGTAGAATTATATTCACAACCCTAATAAGCGACCTAGCGACCGATTATGATAGGAATAAGAAGATATTAGATTTAATCAATAAAATTAAAGGTTATACAATAGTTATTAGCGAAAGAACAAGTCAACTAGAATATCTTAATCAAAATATCGAAAACTCTATCTATATAAATGGAAAAACACCAAAGAAAACACGTGAGAAAATGATAGAAGAGTTTAGAAAAGGACAACATAAAGTATTGTTCGCAACTTATTCGCTTGTAGCAGAGGGACTTGATATTCCTATTCTTGAAAACTTAATAATGGCAAGTCCTGTTAAGGATGAGCGACTAGTAGTACAAGCAATAGGTAGGTGTCAAAGACCGAGTAATGGTAAACGAATCGCTAATATTTATGATTTAGTTGACGATGTTAGTATTTTAGATAGATTTACTAGAAAAAGAAAAAATGTGTATAAAAAAGAGGGATGGGAGATAAAAAATGGAATTTAAAGATTACAAAGAAAAGCAAAAATATTACAAAGAGAAATCAAAACAAACTAAAATGTTTTGGGAAAGTTCTAATGGTAAAAACAATGGTATTGTAAAAGGTAGAACCTATGTAAAACCAAAAGGTGATAAAAAATGACAGTAGAAGTACCTCTTGTCGTTATAGCTTTCTTTCTAGGTATAGCTTTCACAGTTATATGCGAAATAATTGTCATTAAACGTGTATCTGATAGTGAAGAAAAAGCTAAAAAAGAACTTATAGATAAATACGTTGAGATGTATGTTTCGAAGATAGTTAAAGAAGAAGATAAAGATAAGGACGAATAATGGACTTTGATACTTTATTAGATAGAGTTTGGTATTACGATATAGAGATTTTTGCTCATGATTGTTTAGTAGTTTTTATATCACATAAAACTAAAGAGAGAGTATATTTCCACAATTCATTTGCCAATGATATTCAAATGTTTCTTGATAAGTATGATCCCATTCTTATTGGTTATAACTGTAATAACTACGATAAATGGATATTAAAATGTTGGTTAGCTGGTTATACACCAGAAGAATTAAAGGATGTTAATGATTATATCATTGGTGGCGGTAAAGGTTGGGAGATAGATTGTGGTCGAGTAACTCTTCCTATCCATTGGGACTTGTTTAATGAAATAAACCCTAGAAAATCTCTTAAAGAGATAGAGGGTAATCTACGACTAGATATTACAGAAACAACAGTACCTTTTGATTTACCAACAAAGTGGACTAAAGAACAATTTGAAGAAGTATTATATTATTGTACTTGTGATGTTGAGGCTTTGATTCCACTTTTTGATAAATTAAAAGTAGGCTACAAGTCTAAATACATAATAGCTAAATTCGGTAATATAGAACCTGCTTATGCACTATCGCAAACCAATGCTAATTTAACTGCTATACTTTTAGGTGCTGAAAGACAAGAATACAACGATAACTTTTCCTATACATACCCAAGTTGTATTGATAAATCTAAAATACCTAAACAAGCATTAGATTACTTTGACGAGTTGATAGAACATAATGATTTAGATTACTATGCAGAACCACCATTATTAGAATTAAAAGATATTTTATTCCAAATTGGTATTGGTGGAGGACATGGTTTCAAGAAAAAAGGTGTATATATTTACGATAGAAGTACATCAAGAAGAATATTATGTAATTGGGACTTTACAAGTTTGTACCCAAATCTAGTTAGATTATTTGGTTATTCAAGTAGAAGTCAGAGCAGCAAAGATGGTTATGTAAATGTATTAAGAACTCGTATGAGTGCTAAAAAAGGTCAGTTAGGCGAAGATTTCCTATCGCCAATGGGTTTAACTAACAAAGACTTAAACACAGGTTTAAAACTACCTTTAAACGCCTATACCGGGGCATTACGAGCTAAATTTAATAATTTATATGATAATCTTCAAGGTTTCTCAATTTGTACAACAGGACAATTAATCATACTGCAATTAATACATGATTTAGAGCAAGTACCAACTGTTGAAATGGTATCTGCAAATACAGACGCAGTTATGTTTGAAGTTGATCCAGAGTACAAAGAAGAAACAGACAAAATAATACATGATTTAGAGAAACTAACTGGCTTGGAAATGGAAGAAGATAATATTGTTCGTATAGTAATGGCGAATGTAAACAACTATTGTGAATTGCTGCAAGTAGGAGATAACGATTATAAAATCAACTATAAAGGTGGTCAATTCAAATGCAACTCTATACAACAAAATCTAAAAGTGTTATGGAATAAAGATAATGAAACATGGCATACAGAATTTACAGATGATGTTAAGGCAAACTCATTAACTATTGTTGGTGAAGCATTGCTTAAAAAATTATTATTAGATATTCCAGTAGAAGAAACTATCAATAATTGCAACGACATTTTTAGATTTCAAATGATTTCTCATTTAGGATCAACTTATGAAAAATGCGTACAAGAATCGCCTAATGGAGATATAGAACTACAAAGAAACAATCGTATTTATGCTGGTAATGTTCCACGTGGAACTATTATCAAAGTAAAACCTGATGGCAGGAGAGATTCTCTTGCCGACTGCCCACCAAACCCTATTGTCGATAATGCTAATGAATTAACAATAAACGACATAAATAGACAATGGTATATAGAAATGGCTAACTTAAAAGTTAACGATTTCATGGGTGTACCTAGATTAGAAAGTTTAAAGAAAGATGAGTTATTAGAAAGAGCTACTAAACTTGGTTTAGAGTTTGATAAGAAAATTAAGAAAGTAGATTTAATAGAATTAATAAAAAATAAAGAAAGAAATGAGGTAATAAATATGGCTACAAAACAAGAATTAGAAGAAAGATTAGAAAAAGCACTACAACAAAACGAACAACTTATGGCTAAATCACAAGAGAGCGGTGCAGGAAATGATGATTTACTAAAAGAAATAAAAGAGAACTATTCGACAAACCCTTATAATTATGGTGTATTAGTAGCAGACGCTAGATTACAACATAAGATACAAGAGTTAAGAAAAAAGATTAGAGCAACGGAGTTTATACTTGATAAAGAATTACCTAATAATTTAGGTGGTGGAGAATATCATAGTATTAAACAATACTATAATGCAATTCAAACATATTGTATTGAAATAGGTTTAGGTTTTAAATTTGAAACAGTTAATCTATTATCATTTGAAAAAGATTGTACTAAACCAAGTAATGGACTACCAATTCATGTAGCAACAGTACAAGCTAGAGCAACATTAAAAGACATTGATACTGGTGTTAAAGAAGAGTATTTCGTTATAGGTCAAGGTAGCGATACTATTGATAAAGCAGTATCTGGTGCTGAAACAATGGCATTTAGACAATGGTTTAGTAAAAACTTTACACCTAAAAATGGAGATGACGAGGACTTAAACATCAACGAAGAACCAAAGAGTGAAGCACCAAAAGTTCCTGTTTATATTCCAGAAACAAAGAAAGAAGAAATCAAAAAAGAAGTAGTTGAACAAGTACAACAAGAAGAAAGCGATGACGAAGATATTAAAGCAATATGCGAAAATATCATGAAAGTTAGAGAGCTAACAAAAAATGAAGAGTATGGTAAATCAACTATGGAGAAATTATTAAGTGGAAACTTATCTAGTGCGGACATATTAGAAATCGACTTAAAAGTTAAGAACAAGCTAGAGAAAGTTGGTGCTTAATGTCAAAAGACTGGAAGTATGGAGAGAATAATAAAAACATTATTCTTTCCGAACCACCTAAACAAAAACTTCGCGTAACCGGGCATCGTATCGCAGGTGTTCTAGGTTTAAATCAATATCAATCAGAATTTGGTTGTTGGTGTGAAATAACAAAACTTGTAAAATTACCATTTGAAGATAATAAATATACTTTGTTTGGTAAAGCTGTTGAACCAAAACTTATTGATCTTGTTAGAAAGAAATTTCCAAATGTAATGAGTATCGAAGAATACTATGGTGTAAATATAGATAGATACAAATGGAATAACTTTATAGACGATAGTAATGTTTTCGGTGGTATTATCGATGCAGTTGCTACAAAAGACGATTTAAAGACACTTACAATGATAGTAGAATGTAAGTCTAGTTCTAAACCTAACTTGTGGAAAAACAACAATGTGCCTATTGAGTATCTTTTACAAGGGTGCTTATATTCGTATTTAAAAGGGTTAGACAGGGTTTTATTTATTTGTTGTTTCCCACAAGATTTAGATTACAACCACCCAGAGCAATTCGAACCAAATGAAAGTAATACAATAATGGTGGTTAAAAAGATTAAAGATGTTATGATAGAAATGCCAAATGGCAATATGATAACATTCCAACAAGCTATTGAGTATTGCGAAGAATGGTGGAAAAACTATATAGAAACTGGTATCTCACCAGAGTTTGATGAAAAGAAAGATAAAGAATATTTAGATATAATAAGAACTAGTAAACCAATTAACGATTCTTCTTTAGAAGATTTATGCGATAGTGCAAAAGACCTAACAGAGAAGATACAGGACTTGAAAGATAGTAGTGGTATTACTAGTATGGAAAAAGAATTAAAAACAATAGAAGCAAGTATTAAACAAGGCTTAATGGATAGTTTGAAAGAGGGAGAAACAAAAGCAAGTTGTAAGCAATATAAGTTAAGCGGTACAACAAGCATGAAGTTTAACGAAAAAGCATTTGCAGAAAAACATCCGATTACATACGATAAGTTTTTAGAACCAAGTTTAACATATAGATTAAGTAAAGTAAAAATGGAGGAAGAATAATATGAAAATAACAATGAATATGAAAGGTTTTAAATTAGTAGAAGAGGGAGAAAGAGTATTAAAGATTACTAAAGCAGAATGCACACCAAGTGGAAAGCCAGACAAACTTAAAGTAACTTTCCAAGACGTAAAAGACGGTGGAACAATCAATAGTCAGTATAGCTTTAGCAACTCTGGTGCAGTATTCGCTATGAGTAAATTAGCAGAGATAGCACTTGGACTAAAAGATGGTGATGAGTTCGATACTAAAGAAGATACACCAAGATTAGTAGGACAAGAACTATTATGCGAAGTAGTACATACAAAAGGAACTAAACCAAATGACAATGGAGAATTACCTACTTTCGCAAACGTTAAGAAAGTCATTTCATTAGCAAATACTAAAACAGGAGAAGTTGTTGATTCGCCTAGAAATGCTATTGCTAATCAAGAAGAAGATGACGATTTAGATTAAAAACAAGTACCTTTATGGTACTTTTTTTATTACTTTTCAAAATCTTTTTATCACAATTTCAAAGATATACTTTTATTAGAAAACAACAAAAATGGTTTTCTGTTTACCTTATCTTTGGGGGTGTAAGTTTAGATTTAGATATATGTCTTTATTTATTCTTACACCCTCTTTTTATTTTGTTAAATAGGAGGAATTAGTATGAACAACAACCCTTACATGAGAAACTATTTGAACCCATATCAAAACGCATATAGTCAACAAACTATGTACGACCAAATAGATAATCAAATAGCTCAACTAAATCAAATGAAAGAACAAATGAAAAACACTGTAAACCAAAATCAACAACAACAACCATCTATTAATCAAACATTTCAATTAGCACCTAATAATCATGGTGGCATACGATATGTAAATTCTATTGAAGATGTTAGTAAAGAAACAGTGTTTGTAGATACACCATTCTTTAGTAAAGATTTGAGTGTTATGTGGATCAAAAATTCTAGTGGAGATATAAAAGCATACGAATTAAATGAAATAGTTAAAAAGGATGAGAAAGACCTACAAATAGATTTATTAACAGCAAAAATAAACGAATTGGAGGGAATGATAAAGAATGAACAATCTAATACAACTATTAATGAACCAGAAGTTTCAACAAATACCGAAGAACATGATGAACCAGTTGGAACAACAACTCAAAGCACAAAGTCCACAAGCATATCAAGAGTTTCTAAAAGCAAAAAATGATAATGTTGATCCGAATGAGTACTTAAACAAAATCGTAAATGGTTTCTCACCAGAGAAAAAAGAACAATGGAATGCTATGATGGGGCAATTCCAACAACCTAAAAAATAAGGCTAGTAGCCTTATAGGAGGTATTTATGCTAGTTATGAATGCTTCCTATAAGTTTACTAGCGGCTTAAATATTAAGAGAGGAGGAACTTTAATGAACGGAAATTCAGGAATTCAACCAACTGTTGAATTAGCAACTACTAATGGAAATGGTGGTTTCGCATATCCATACCCAGTTTATCCAATGATGGGTGGTTTTGGTGGTAATGGTGGTTTCGGTGGTTTCGGATCTGATTCTGCAATTTGGTTAATCGTTTTATTGGCTCTTATCTGGGGTAATGGAAATGGTAATGGCTTTGGTGGTTTTGGTGGAAATAGTTTCGATAATGGTTATGCTTGGTTAAGCAATGGTCAAAAAGAAATCATGAACAACACTAACAACGGTTTTGACACATTACACTTATCAAATCAACTTGAATCAGCACGCGATGGAATTGCATCTTTAAGCAACCAACTTTGCAACTGTTGCAGCGATATTAATGGAAACATAAGCAATAGTGCTTTCAATGCAGAAATCGCTGCTGCTAATAGACAAATGGCTAACATGCAACAATCATTTGCAACTCAAACTGCCATTACAAGTGGTATAAACTCATTATCAAGCCAATTTGCAGACTGTTGTTGCGAGAATCGTTTGGCAACACAAGACTTAAAGTCAACTGTTATTAGTGAGAACTGCTCTGATAGAGAAGTGTTAAGACAAATTGGTCAAGATATTCTTGTTAATCAAACAGCTAATACTCAAAAGATTATCGATGAAATCTTTAGGGATCGTTTAGACGAGAAACAAGATAAAATCGAGGAACTAAATAGACAACTTCTAATGAAAGATTTAGCTGCAAGTCAAATTAGCCAAACACAAGCAATTACTTCAAATATCTATAATGAGTTGAAGAACTGCCCTGTCGGCACTGTTCCGGTGTACGGAAATCAAGCCATTTTCTCATGCCCTAACAATGGTGGATGTGGTTGCGGTTTCAACACAACTAGTCAATTTATTTAATAGCATATAGTCGATTACGACACGCTCGATTACGAGAACTTGCTAATTAACTTGCTTACGAGCAAGTACGAAGAATAGGCAAGTGCCTATTCTTTTTTATTATGAGAGGAGAGATAGAATGATAGAAACAATTATAAACGAGCCACTAGCATTACCAAGTAATGCAAGTCCAATAACTTTTGATGAAACAGATATAAGAACTAGATGTGCTTCTTGTAATTGCAATGGGTGGTTAGATTATTCAAATGGAAACCCTAATTTTAAAATATTTGGAAATGGTTATACAGGTTATTACGATGTAGAATTTAGTGCTTCTGTAAGCACTGCTACACCAGGTGTTGTAGCTGTCGGCTTATTCCAAGACGGTGTCCTTATTCCAGACACGATTCGAGCAGTAACACTTGCAGCTGCTGATGATTACGAAACTATTTCTTTTGATAAGAAATTAAGAGTATGCCCTAGAGGTACTACAAATATATCAGTACAAAGTGTATCAAGTGTACCAACACCAACTACACCTGCAACCCCAATATCAACTACACAAGCGATTATAACTAATGCTACATTTAGTATTTCAAGACTTAATAAGTAATGAAAAATAATGTAGTAGATAATTTAAGTCTTGTCTTACAAGCATTAAGTCTACAAATATTGTTTCAAGATTATAACAATAGCGATTTAATGCAAGAACTACAAACACAGGATGAAAAGTACTTAAAGAAAATAATCGAACAAAATGAAGAGATAATTACCCTTTTAAAAGAGAGGAGGGACAAAAATGAATAAAACAATACATGAAGATTTAAAGAAAGCAACCGAAGAAACTATTAAAAAACTTTTAGAAGAAAACCAAGGCGAAGTTGATATGAATAATTTAGAATCCCTAGGTGAGTTAATGGATATTCATAAAGATATAGCTAACGAAGAATATTGGTGTATAAAGGAGGAAAGCGAAATGTACGGAAATTATGGAAATTATGGTGGACGTTATCCTGATTACGGTCGCAACGATTATAGGGGTTATGACACTTATGGTCGTAGAGAACGTGATAGTAGGGGTAGATATAGAGGGCATGACCATATAGATAGAATGTATGATTACTATGGTAGATATGAAGAGGGACGCCAAAGATATGGTGCTAATGAAGATACTATGAAGTCATTAAAATACATGCTAGAAAGTATGGAAGATTTTGCTAGAATGTTAAGAGAAGATGCTCAAAGTCAGGAAGAAGTAGAAATGATCCGCCAAACTGCTCAAAGAATAGCACAAATGTAGTATGTACAAATACTACAATAACAATGCTTTAGGCTTGTTCGAGGATGATTGTACTGTCCGAGCAATTTCTACTGCAACAGGTAGTAGTTGGGATGATACTTATCAACGATTAAGTAATGCTGCCAGACTACAAGGCAAAATGATGGACGATAGAGAGTTTATTAGGGACTATTTAGACACGAATTACCCTCGAGTAAGGTATTTGCCTTACCGAGTTGGAAACGTGGCGTATGAGTACCCTAATAACGTTTTATTGATAACTATGCCAGGACATATTGTCTGCTCTCGCTATGGCGTGGTACTAGATAGCTTCGACTGTCGACACAAAATTGCCGAGGACGCCTGGGTGGTTAAGTGAATAAAAAAAAAAGACACCTTATTTCAAGGTGTTTTTATAATCATTAATTTTAGAAAACAACAATTTCATGTGATCTCTATAATATGTCGTACTAATCGCCATATCATAGCATACTCTAGTTCTCGTTTTACCCTCGTAGAAAGACATTAATAAATCTCTTTCTTCTATGTTTAGTTCCATGTCATCGCATAACTTAATTACGTTTGCACGACAAAGACATTTTATCTCCCTCTTTAATTGGAGATAAGTTTCCTTACCAATCATACCAAATTACCTCATTTCTAATTTGAGTATAAATTAATAAGGGTATAATAAAGTATAAAAAGAGTTATTTGTATAACTCTTTTATCTTTTTGTTAATATTTTGTTTTATCTTTTTGATATTTATTTCAGAGTAATTAAAGCTCAATGCTATTTTTAAATTACTTTCTTTATCAACATAAAACCTCTTACAAATCTCAATGTGTTCTTCATTATTAGTAACTCTAATGATTAATTCGTAGAACTTATCTAAAGGCATACCTCTATATAAATAAAGATTTTCTTTTCTAGCTACTAATTTTGCAGTAATGTAAGAAAGTGCGATTCCAAGTATTACAGGAATTAAGAAACTCATATTTATACTCCATGTAAGTCTATTAAGAATATAGTAGGATAATGAGCTAACAATAAAACAATGACTTGCTTTCTTTAAATGTAGTGGCTTACCAAAGACACCCTTATTTATCCAAAAGCTAGAAAGTATAAAGATACATTCTATGAAAGTGTGATTTAAGGTTGCTATTAATAATACAACTACAACAGTAAAGAAGTTGTATAGCCAAAATAAGACTATGTATATTTTATTAGTTAGCTCATCAACTCTATCTTTCGGTTTTGCTAGATTATAGCTTTTCTGCAACTTTTCTGGCAAACTTCTTAATGAAGTTAGTAGGACCGAAAAAGAACCAAGTACCCCAATCCATAAATCATTACCTCCTCTTTTAAAGTATAATTTATATGAAATTATTAGAAGTGCAAAGTAATCTATATTCATTGTTAATGAAAGCAATAAATTGTTTTCATGATAGCCTATGAATATACCACGTGTTATTAAACTTATAAATTGAAATAAAATAGTTATAATAGTAAACACAAAATAATTAGTAATATTTTCTCTATGTATTTTATCTCTTTTTACAAATTTAATATAACATATAGCAAGTATAAATAAGTATAATAAATCAGTAAATACAAATAAGAATGGTATATTAAAAGTTTGTTTTAATACCCTAATTACAATATTTAAAGGCATTGTTAATAAAGTAAACTTAAACATTTCTTTACTATTATCATTACATGCTATTGCAAAAATTATATAAGTATTAACAAATAAAGTAAAAGTGTACCATACTTGCTCTAATCTCCAATACTTTATAAAATTATTAATGCTATGTACTATTCCGTTATCGGTATTTAACCCAAAGTAATCTATACCAAATAATTTCAAAGCAAATACTACAAATAAAATACTAAAGTAAGTTAGTAATGTCCTAGACAATATTTTATCTATATCTTTTTCCATTTTTTCATCTCCTTTTCCATATACTTTATCATATTATAACAAATAAGTCAATAAAAAAGACTAGAGAATCTCTAGTCTTATTTTACACTTCTAATAGCGGTCCGCAGTCCACTCTAAATCTAACACCATCTGCTTCTAAAGTAGCTACACCGTTTGGTGTATATCGTGTCGGTAAGTCAATATCTACTACGGTAAATATTTTATCGCAACACCAATAATCTCCTACTCTTAAAACTGCGTTATAATTAGGGTTAGAACCATCTTTATTACATTTTGCTACCGGTCCGCAAGGAATATAATCATTATTTCCTACTGGTTTGCCATAACAAGTTGCATAACATCCTAACGCACCATTTTTATATTTTGAATTTGGTAGTAATAATTCGTCTATTTTAAATACTCCATTGAACTTGCATTTAGAACCAATGTGTAAAACTTGATCCACAGGCTCTACTCCACCATTAAGTGCTTGTTGTACTTTTGATACAAAAGTGTCCCAACTATATGGGTTTCCTCTTCTAATGTCGTAAGGACAATCTTTACCGGTCCAATAATTATGTTGGAATAAATGACCATTTACATTTTTTATTCCATTTCTTCTCAATATATCAGCAACAAGTATGACTGCATTGTCGGTTGCTTTTCTTATATCTCCATCTGCATTATCGCAAATTTCAATATTTATGGTTTTCATATTTCCATCTCCGTTGCCGTCCCCTGCACACCAAGCTACTTCGTTTTCTGGAATACATCTTACCGCATAGTCTTTATCGATTACATAATGCCAACTTGTATATACATACTTCCAACCATTACGTAAAAGATTTGCGTGTGCCAAAGCATTAGCACCATTTGACCAGTTAGACGTATTGTGTACTGTTACACCTCTAAAACCAGTTCTGTTAATACAAGGTCTACAATTACCATCAGTTGGTGCAAGTCTTTCAATTATCTTCATTTTCTTCACCACCTTTACCATCAACTTTAATACCACTATCACCTAAATCGTCTACTGGTGCTTCTTGTGTATCAATATCAAGTTCTTCTTTTGTTAGTGTAGTCATAAAATCACTCTCCTCTCAATTTTTTTAAATTGTGTACTATATCGTATGTACCTCCAGCGATAAGTCCGCTAACTGCGATAGCAGTATTAAAATCTTTTGTGATAACAAACTCTACTACTGCTACTATTATACCAACTAATAAGTTTTGAATTGGTATTAATTTGTTGCTTATTTTAGGGTTCTTCTTTGAGATAAAACCTAAAATAATTTCTACAATAATTGTTATTAAAGCGACTATATATTCTATACTCATATTTTGCCACCCTCCCTTAATTTATCAAACATGTCGTCCACATAAGAATCGCCACCTAAATCGTTATACTTTTCCTTTGTTTCGTAAAGTATCATTTTTTCTTCGGTAGTAGGGTTATACCCGTTTTGTATTCTTGACATAAGACCGACTAAATCTGCTTTTGCTCTATCTAGTTTTTCTTGTCGTAAAGCATTATTAATATCTTTTACTTCTTTTTTAAAATCAATTTGTATAGCACTTAACTTGCTATTCATATTGTCTTTTTGTTTAGCTTGTACACCTTGTATAATTGTTGTTGATATAACCCCTATTGTTGTAATTAAAGCAACGATAATTGTTTCCATGTTTTATTCCTTTCTTTATTTTTACGTCCAAACTGCTACCCACTTATAAGTTCTACCTGCTCTCCAATATCTTGATGATGAGTTGGAATAAGGATGAAAATTATTATAAGATACCCAATATCTAGGATAACTAGAACTACTAGAATTAGTGTTATCACTATTATATGAAAAATGTTGCGTACCACTGTTTATCGAAGTGGCACTTGTCCCACGATAAGTGTAATGTAGGGTAGCATATCTAAAGTTACTATTTTGGGCATTATAATTATAACCAACACCAGTTAGTCTATATACGTCTATATAAGTATTGGCTATGTTGCTATTGGTATCAGTAAGGTTCGTACCTGTTGCGTCATACATAGTTAAAATTGTTGGTGGGACACTATGACTATTAGTGAAATTGATAGTAGGTCTATATTCGTCCGTAGTAGGCTCGTAAATACCTGTTTCATACTCTAAACCTGTACTACCGCCGCCGCTTATTTGAGCTATTAAATTAGCATAGCCATCTAATAACGTACTACTAGGAACCGATACACCTTTATTTTCAATAGCACTCTTTATACTTGCTTTCGCATTTTGTAATCTTGTTATTTCAGTCGCTATACTCATATTAGATACCTCCTAATAGACTTTCTATATCACCTACTATGTCGTCTACATATTTTTTATTTACTGCATCTCCGTTATTGGTTGGAGTTGCTAAACCACTTATATATGTTTCTTCTCCCTCGACATATAATGCCACACCAGTAATATATATTTCTCCATAGCCCGTTACGTTTATTGTTGCTTGTGTGTCCTCGCTATTATCTACCGCTTCTAACAATATCGAATTACCATTATTGTCTATTGTAGTTGTAGCATTGTTAGAGCTTATTTGTTTGTCTACTTTTGCAATATATATATTATTAATATCGTTCTCGGTTGCTAAAAAGTTATTGTCGGCGTCATATCCAGATGTGTTTATATTAGCAACTCCACTCGAAGTTATACTTACATTGTCTATTTTTACGTCAGTAGCGGAACCACCACCAGATATGGTGATGTTCCCACTTCCTAGTAACGACTGATTATTGATAGTTTTAATATTAGTACCACTTGTTAAAGTATCTTGTTTTGCACTATCTACTTTTCCCCAAAAATGTGTTAGTCCTGTTTTATCTAAATATTGCATTTAGACACCTCCTAACTACCTACTATTGTATCTATTTCCGCATTTGTAATAGCAACTAAATCTGTTGTTTTAACATAACCACTTAAATCAACATCTGTTGTTCCTATTTTTTCAAACTTATTATTTACCCATATATATTCATCATATATGTTTTGACCACTACCACTATTACTAATTAAGTAAATTACACCATTTTCGCCAGTTGATGGTAATGTTGTAACAATTTTAAACTCAATACCTGTAATTCCACTAATAGCACTATTGATAGCACTTTGTACTTGACTTGCAGTTTGGTATCCTGCACCATTTGTTAATTGATTATTATTTGTTGGTACTGTTATATCTACTGCCTTACTTGTTATTGTTTGTGCAGTACCATTTACTTTAATACTATCGATTTTATTTACTTCTGCACCTGTTGCTATACCATTTAATTTATTCTTTAAAGCAGTTGTAAAGTTATTATCTGTATGTACATAACTACTATCTACCGCAAAATTACTATCATTAGTAAGATCACTTGTCTTTGTTGGTGTAATAACATCAACAGCTTTATTTGTTACTGTTAATGCAGTACCATTTTGTTTTACTATCTCGATTACGTTTGGTTCTCCACCCTCTGCAACAATACCAGCAACAGTTGTTACAGTATCGTCATAAGTTTTCTTTAAAGCATCTGTTAAATCATTTGTAGATAACCCTTTTCCTGTTTCTTTAGCAACATATTTGTTGCCTATCTTTTGCCAAAAGTACAAAAGACCATTTTGATCCAAATATTTTAAATTAGCCATTTATTTCCCTCCTCTAAACAAAATTGTTTAATAATTCTTCTATATCTTGATTAGTTAGACTATCCATTTTGTCTTGTAATTCTAAATCATCACTTGTCTTATTACCTAATAATGTAACGTCATTTATTTGTGGTAAATCGCTTAATTCTTCATAAGAAGTTATAGGTCTAATGTTGTAATTACCATCTCCAAATATAACATTGACCATATTAGTAGTTGTGTGGGCAGTTATGCTATCTTCATTATCTAGTATAACATTGATTTCGTCATTTGTCATTTTTACACCTCATTACTTGCTTTTGTGTAGTTAGGTTCTAATGTAAATGTACCTTTGACTATTGTTTTCTTTAAACTACCAACAACAATTTTAATATCATAATAATAAGGACAATCAACTTCCATATCTTCTGTATCACTAGGTTCGAAGAGGATATTATATTTATATTCCTCTTCTGCTGGTTCTATACCATTGTCTAGTGATTTTTGGAAGATAGGTTCTTCTTGTTTAGAATTTTCTTTTACAGTTAAATAGACTTTACTAATCTCTAAATCTTCAAGACCTTGTATTGTCATTTTTAAGGCATAAGAATCGCCTCTAACATAAGAAATATCTTTTATTGTCATACGCTACCTCCTATTTCCAAGTTCCTATTGCTATTACATATAAAATACCATTAGCAGTTCCACTACTACCCCTTAATAATTGAAAGTTAGGTGCTTTGGTTGAAGATGCTAAACCATCTACAAACATAAACCAATGATTTCCACTACTTATTCCAACCGATGCAGTACAAGCTATCGGTTTGTTATCAAATGATGTTAAAAAGTTGTTTGTAGTTATTGTAGAACTTGCATAAACACCACCCCACGCAGTGTTACAAGTTGCCGTATATCCTTGTCTTAAAGTATTAATCATGATTCCATTAGAAAACTTAATTGATTTTCTGGTACTATCACTTTCTACACTTACTATTTCTCCTAAAGCAGTATCTAAACTAGCAATAGCACTTACTAAATCTGTACCACCTACTAAACTTTCCATATCGCCAATGTCAGTGTTTATATCCGTTATTGCAGTATCATTAGCCGCAATTCCGTTTTCTATCTTATTCAAGTTGGCAGCACTTATCGCAGGTGAACTATCATCCACCCATGTTGTTTTTGTATAAGCCATTATTCACCACTCTCCTCTTCTTCCGTACTCATATAACCGAATACGAATAAATTTAATCTTCCTACACCAGTATTTTTAACTAATTCCTCATAGTTATTCATAGTATAGCTACCACCGCTTGGTGTGAAATGTTTTATTACTGGTTTTGGACTTAATAAACTTCTTGCGAATATTGTATTCATTACACCTACATCAAGATAATCTTTTATGTCTATTGATTTAATTTCTTCTACGCTACCGGGAACGCTTAAACTAGGTGTGTATCTACCCTCGCCAAAAGCATTAGGAATCTCACTACCACTATATTCAACGTCCTCATAAACTGCTTGATATGGATAGTAGAAGAACTCAACTGTTGTACCACCAGCACCTTTTAATAGTGCAATATCTTTTGGTGTACCGACAACTTCATAATCTCCACTAGCATCACTATATGCACTATTAACTGACGTAACTTCAAGTATGACATAGGCACTTGTTATTGTGAAGTTCTCTGGTATATAGGCATTTACGAATACATCTCCATATTGAACACCCTCTGTTGTTATATTAGCACCTGTTGTGTGGAAACCTAATATTTCCCAGTTACTAAATCTACCAACACTTGTATAAGCAAGACATGAGAATAAACCATCTCCACCAATAACTCGACCACCATTAGGCAACATTATGTTACCCTCGAAAGTACCATTACGAGCGTGCATGTTACCCTCTAAATCTACCCAGAAGTTACCATTGATTGTTGTATAACCCTCTAGTGCAATTTTATGAGATTGTATTGCGATATTAGTAGGCGATACGTTTATCTTCGATACAAGATCGACATTTGTTGCGAATGTATCTGTGTAATCATTTTGTAATAAGTATATTGCTTTGAAATTAGCATTTGCAAAACCATTTAGCGATATTACACTACTACTTGATACTTGAATTGCTATATCTGGCAACTCTTCTATATATTTAGCACTATCTGGTAACTCATATAAATTACCATTCATATCAACGCCGACATTTCTTTCAACCCATTGTTTACCATCTTCATAAACATACAAATCACAAATAGAGCTATTTATATATCGTAATATCGTAAAGCCTAATTCATAAGAAGTATCGTCAACTATTAACACAGGTGCCAAAGGATATAATGTTGTACTAGGATATAATGTTGTACTTGGGAATAATGCACTAATACTACCTTTAATCTCTAACCTATGTAAAGTACCCTCATAGGCATTTTCTAGTGTGATACTACCTACACCACTAATCTCGTTAGAAACAGGTTGTACTGCCTCCGCAAGAGCTTCTATGGTTTGATTTTGTTTATCAACTATAATTCTTGTTTGTCTTGTTGCAGTTTCTAAATCTCCATAATTACGATATTCGGTTTCAGTTTTCGTATCTGCTTTACTAACCAATTTACTCTTTATATGACCATTATAGGCTATTGTTCTATCCCATGGGTAAGTATATAGCAAGTTATCATTCATATCTTTTACTTCGATTCTTTCATTACCTATTAACCATGGGTGTCCTATTGTATTTGTTTCCAAAGGTAGGTATGTAAGACCAAATAATCTAGTAGCTGCTTGAATCGCTTGTAATCTCAACTCTGGTGTATATGTAAGGTTATTATCATATAATTGTATTTCAGTTACACCATTCTCTTCGATACTTTCGCTATCCTCTATGACAGCATTTTCACCCTCAACATCTCTCATACCTATTACAACTCTATTAACAGGACCGAATACTTCTTTTTGTAATGATAAATCGTAGTATTCAGTGTTTGTTATTCTATTGTAATCTATAATACTATCTTTAGTATCGAAATCAATATAACATTTATTGTCCCAATCTATTCTTACCCATGAATAAGCTAACTTACCAATGTCTTGCATTACTTTTCTACAAGTATCACCCTCAACATATTGGTTGTCGTTTATTATGAAATTGTCATTTGCAAAACTTGTAGTTGCAAGTTCTACACCACATAAATTACAAGTGTATTGTGCTAATTCCAAAGCAGTACATGGAAAAGTTAAACCTGTGTCAGTAAATGGGGTGTTGAACTTTTTGGTATAGTCCATAGCTTCAAACTCTGTTTTTTCTTTAACATCGTCTGTCGTTGGTTTTGTAACCAAGAAATTACCTAGACTATAATATGTTGTATTATTATTGTAAGACACACCCATTAATACCTCTAGCTCGGTATCTTCTATTTCGAACTCCGTATAGATTTGATCCAACTTACCTATTACTTTTCTTGCAACAAATTGTCCTATTACAAGAGATTCAGTATTTACGTATCTAAAATCTTCATAATCTAACTCTACAATACTATACTCGTCAAGTGTTTTGATTACTTCTCCATCTTTTATAATGTTTATTCTAAAAGGTATTGTAGCAGAACCATCAAGTAGAGCTTGTCTATCTTCTGGTGTTATGTATCTATCTAATGTGTAGTAGTCTAAATCTAGTATTGTTGGTAAATCACCACTTACTTTTATGTGAGCTACACCATAAGGTAATTGAGCTTGTTCTAGTGCATTTAATTGTGTGATTAATTCGGTGTCAGTTATTTCGGTTGCGGTAGGGTTAGCTAGTACATATTTTATAGTAGGTGTTTTGGTATCTAACCAAGTTTTAAATTCTGCAATAGTTAAAGTTTTTGTTTCATCGAAAACCATTTGCATTTGATTTCCTGACGCAAAATAGCTTATTCCATTTATACCTTGGTATGCTCTATCCCTTGAAACAGCAATACCTAAATCACTATAAACAGGTTCTACCTTGCTAGTTGACGAAACAGGCATAGAATTAGCTGTTGTAATATAATATCTATAAGTACCGCTTTCAGCTAAATCTCCTCTACTATAATAGTTAGAACTATTTAAAGTGATTTCGTTTATTTTCTTACAAATGTACCATTTATTGTTGCCATAAGGTTGTACATCAGTTGCAGTATCTCCTATTTCTAATTGCATTAAGTCCAAATCATATCTATATGTTTTCATAGTTACTGCACTCATCAAAATATAACTAGTGTTTGCAGGTGTCCTAAATGTAATATTTATTCTACCTTGATAATTGAAACCATCTAATCTTTCACCATTGCTATTGAAATAACACAACCCAGGCGAATAACTTTGTCCGCTATTTGTTAGTGTGTAGTATTGGTTAGGTTGTACATCTATTTTGTATATGCTATATTCGGCATTACTTACAATAGTACCATCGTTTGCTATATAACTACCGCTTGTATGTGGGATAGCATTTTTATCAAACATATTCTTACCATTACTTTTATCAATGTAATCTATATACTCCCCTAGCCCATCCAACTTTATTGGTTTTTTATAGGGACTATATGAAGTCTTATCTTTCCCTTTTTCTAATTGGTAATTATCTATTTCATCTAGTAAACCCGTTAGCCTTATATATTTAGTATTTTCATTAGATATATAAAACGTTTTAACACCTGCATTTGTTGATATAGCACCCAAGTATTGTTTGTTGCTATCATATTGTGCACCATAAACTCTATTTGCTGTACTACTTACTCCACTTGCAGTATAGTATGTTTCATTTGTTTCAACTTCTATATAATCAGTAGAAAAGTTTATATCACTATTATATAAACCACCTGTACTTGTACTAACACCTTTGTTTAAGTTTGCTTTTTCTTTATCAAATAAATTCTTACCTAAATTTATTTCATAACTATTCTTTTTATAAGGCTCATATACAAAATCATCCAAAGTTGTATTATGACCTTTAAATACCGAAAACCTAAAAGTTATAGTTCCTTTTGTTCCTGCTTGAAAACTTACATAACTTCTCATTCCCATATTATCTAAACTATCTTGGTCTGCCTTGCTTTTTACTTGATATATATAAGTAGTATTATTAGTTAGTTGTCTTAATTGAAGTGCGATATAATCTCTAAATTGACCTAATTGAGCATTAAAACTTTGTGTTACCATTATGAAAGGTTGATTATTGTTTGTCGTTTCACTTTCAACATCTTTTACTTCCATTACAATTGTATAATCACTGTTATCTTCTATATTCATTTTATTAGTAAACCAGTTGCACCATATCGTACCAGTACCACTTGTATTATCTGCATGAGCTGTTATCCATCCATCTTCATCTACACTCATTACGTTAATGCCACCTCTACTATTAGTGTCATTATAATCATATAAGTTTTTTCCATATAGTTCTATGTTTTGTCTACCTGTAACCGTTTTCATTTGCATAGGAAAGTTAGGGGTTGGTAAAGTTAAATCATTCCCTTTTATAAAAGTTCCTGTTCCTTGATTAGTGTAAAAAACATTATTGACTAAATCATACAAACCTATCTCGTTATCACTGTTGCGGTAGCAAGGAATAAAGTTTCTTACAAGAACCCCACTTGCATAAATTTTGCAATAATACAATTTATTATATGAATAATATTGCAATGAAGAGTTGTTACTGTTTCTTCTAAATAACCAAAAATTCAATTCAGTGTTCCAATCTCCAAAGTCTTGTAAAGATGCTTCTAAATTATTTATTCCATTTTTCCAAGTTTGTAATTTAGAATTATACATATCTACATATACTCTTATTCTATCTGTGTATGTGCCACTATACATAGTTGTCGTAGCGTTGTGATATTGAGAAAATGATAAAGAATCTACTGTTCTCGCTTCAAGATGGTATCTCAAATATTGTCCTGTGGCATTTATTACACCAAAAGTGTTACCATAAGTGGCTTGACTACCATCATTGAATTGAAAATCTATGTCGATAGACGTATTGCTATCTGTATTTACACCAGTATCAATATATTGTGTACCACTACTTTGTATATACTCAACTTGTGTATATCCACTAGGTAATAAACCTGTTGTTTGTTCCGTATCACCTAACAAACTTATATCTACAATTTTATCACCATTACTATCTTCTATGTCTATGTTTGAACCAACTACGTTTTTTATAATATCCATAGAACACCTCCTAATGTCCTATAAGCTCGAAATCTTCTATTTGGATCATTCTTCTACCCTCATAGATTATTGGCTTATATTCCAAATCTGTATGATAAAATGTGTCTGTTTCATAACTATCTGTCGCATCATTATAAACTTGAACTGACAAGTACATTGTCGGACCCGCCTCATTCCCTCTTAATGCGTTCCAGTATGTTCTAAATTGTTGTGGTGTCATAGGAGGGAATGAACACCATATTTTCTTTCTTATATGTGGTAATACCTTTATTGATAAATTACCACTTGCGGTTGTAGTAGCGTCCGCAACCTCAATAAGTCTTGGTGCATACTTGAAACCCTCTCTTTTAAAACTAGGGTTTTGAAACGTACAACCATTTATTTTCATATAATAACCATTAAAAGCCATTATTATCCCTCCTAAATTCTTATTGTATTTGTACCATATCTATCGTTTTCACCATTTACATAATCACCATAACCCTCATATACTTTCTTATTACCTATGTAAATTGTTGTTGGACTCTTTCCACCACCAAAGTCATAATTGTTAAGAGCAGTGATTAAAGCATTTGTTAGTGATGTTTCTATTTGGTCATTATTAGCAACCGCAGAACGATTACCAATTTTACCAATCATTTCAGGTCCGTTTTCATTTGCAACGAAGAACTCACCATCTCTTGGGAAACCACCCTCTGCATACCATGAAACACTTAATTTTGGTAGTGATGTAGGTAGATTTAGTGTTTGAAGTATTTTCTTCAATGTACCGCTTGTTTTAGTACCATTACTTTGCCATTGAATGTGTGGTAGTTTTAGTTTAGCAGTAAAGTTGCTAAATTTATTTTTTAAGTCATTTAGTATGCTAGTAGCACCGTCTACAATTCCTTTGAATTTACCTTTCCAAAATGATGAACCACCTATATTGCTAGAAAGCCAATTTTTAGCACTAGTCCATTTTTCAGTTATGGTATTTTTAATACCTTGCCATCCCTCGCTAGTATTAGTTTTTATATTATTCCATGTATCACTAAAGCCTTTTTTAGTATCTTCCCAAAACTGACCTAGTTTCTTCGGAACATCAGATATGAAATCGCCAATAGCGTTTCCAATATCTATAAAGAAGTTAGATATATCTTGATTCATTTTATCTATTTTGTCGCCAGTATCATAAACGAAATCTCCAACCGAGTTACCGACACCAGTAAAGAAATCGGCAACACTTTGAGTCCATTTGTCGATGCTTATAAGGAATTGTGCAGTAGCTTTTCCACTATCTTGTGAAAATTTACCAAGATCTTTGGCACGTTTTTCAAACCATGTATCGCCTTTATCTTTTGTAAAGTTACCGGTAGTAAACGCAGTCCATAATTTTTTGGCATTACCTATTGCCCATGGTGTTTGTGATATAGCATCCCAAAGTTCTTGAACTGTTGGTTTTAATTTTGCCAAATCGCCTAATTCGAACAATACATTTGCCCATGATACCAATGCAGTTACCGCTAATGTTACAACAGGGTTTCCATTGGTCATTTTAAATGTAGCACCAGCAACACCACCTAGACCAAGTAATTGTTCTATTGTACCAGCTAAACCTTGTTTACTATCGCCATGTGCTGCGGTTTTTCCTCCAGAGTGCATCATAGAAATACCACTTATTACAATACCTAAAGGTATGCTTTTTGTAATTACTCCAACACCAGCACCAGCTGCCACAGAACCACCAATTTGTTTTGCAATACCTTGTACAAGTTTTTCTTCATTAAGTATGTCTTTATCACCAGAGAACTTTAATGTAGCACCAGCAACTATTAAAGACACACCTAAAGCGATTCTAGCAGTTGTTTTTCCAGCACCAGACAATTTGTCCCACCATGTCATGAAATTGGTAATACTTTTACCTATCTTCCATGTTGCGAAAGCGGCACCTAAACCAGCAACTAGTGGTATCATGTCTTTTAGTTTCTGCTTTGCATCTTCCATTTTTTTACTCATTTTATCTGTCAAACCAGCAAGTGCATCATACTCTGGTAATGGTAAGTCTAATAAATCACCAAAACCACCAGCACCAGAACCACCACCAGAAGTGTCTTTTTGATTTTGAACAACATTCAATTCATCAAATGGTGCTAACATTGTATTTAATTTATTAGTAGTTTTTCCAGCACTATCTCCAATATCTTCAATACCAGCAGATATATCACCTAGTCCATTAGATATGTAAGAATAATCAATGTCTGCTATCTTGTAACCCAATAGATTAGCAATCTTTTGTGCTAAAGCAGTTAATGCTCTTGTAAGTACCATTATGTATGGAATAACCTCCATAACAATAGGTATAAATACACTACCAATAGCTCTTGTTAATAATGTAAATTGTTGTTTTACAATTCTTAACGCATTAGCAGGTGTAACTAAAGTTCTACCCATATCTGTTTGCCAATCACCTGTTGACTTTAAGATTTGAATATAACGTAATTGAGCCTTATTTGCTTCACTCATTTCTGCAACTCTTTGTTGTATTCCCATTGAGTTTGCTAATTCTTGCAATGTGTTTTGACTTAATGCAACACCAACATTACGTAAAGGTTCGATTTCACCAGACATAGCACTTTGTAATTTTCTAAATGCAGTGTCAAAATCTAGGTTTTTAAATGATGCTAAATCGTATGTTAATTGTGTTAAGTTTTTACTCATTATGTAGGCTTTATCTGCACCTACACCTAAACCTTTAGTAAGCGAATTGAATTGCCCCATATATTGCATTACACTAGCAGGATCAAGATATAAAGCATTACTAAATTTCGTAACCCATTCCATACCCTCTTTAGCATTTTCGCCTAATGTTACTGTAAATAGATTTAGTGATTCTTCGTAGTTAGCTGCTTCTTTTACAAAATCAGCTACTCTACTAGCTAATCTTTTCAACCCTACATATAAAGCACCTATTTTGGCAATACTTGCAGCAAAGCTATTTGTTACATTTTTCCAAACACCTGACAACGTTGTAGATTCACTATTAAGTCTTTTAACAGAAACTCTAACTTCTTCTAAATCACCAGCACCTTTTCGTGAAACAGTAACAAGTTCGTTTTGCCTACCTACGAAAGTACGAATTGTACTATCGGTTGACATTATTTCACTTCTCAACTTATAGTAACCCGTAGCGTCCTTTTCTGGATCAATGCCATCTGTTAACTTTGTTAATTGTGTTTCATACGGTGTTGATCTAGTAGTTGCTTTAGCACTAGCCTTTGTACTAACACCTTTACTAACACTTTCTAAATTACTTTTTAATTTAGAAAAGTTAGTAGATTCATTTATTACGTTTTGTAAACTTGTTTTTAATTTATCTAGTTGTTGAATAAGCCTATCCACAGAACCTGTCGATTCTTTGGCAGTACTTTCTATCTCTATTGATAGACTTTCCATAGAGGTATTCAATTATCTC